CTTATCAACCCATATCGCAAAATAATCAACATCTTTTTTTGTGTAAGGGTGATGCCAAGCAATATGAATTGTTTTTCTATGCTTTCTAAAATCTTGTAAAGTAGATTTTATTTGTATGCGATAAATATTATCTCCTGTGTCAGCTATGCAATCATAAAGGGAGGAATGAATTAGGGGATAGGAAACTATTATGTCTCGTTTAAGACATTCAATACCAAATTGATATTCGGCAATACAACCTACTGCATTGCTATCCATACCATAAAGTTAAAAAAAAGTGGCTAACCTAAATTAACCACTTAAAACAACTTAATAATATGAAAAAATACTCACTCACGAGATTTAATCTCAATGAGTTTGTTCTTTATTTGGATTAATCTTTCAAGTATGTAAGAATAATCTTGAGAAGTTAGTTTATTTATATCTTCTCTTAAAACATCATTAACAGGCTCTATTAATTTTGCTATTCTCGCCATTACATTATAAGGTTTAAAAACATTATAAACCAAAAAGTAAATTGTCCTAAACCCCAAAAGAAATACTTCAAAATTGTTTTTTGAAATTCTTTATCTACCGGCATATTAATTTCTTTCTTTGTTGCTTTCATTATCCGTTTATAATTAACATTATAGACCATAAACAAAAGAACATTGCGAATCCTATCGCAACATATCCTATTATCATTAATAAATCTTGTAATAAATTTTTCATAATTGTTGTATTTGAAAACAAAATTACAAATCTTTTTTAATAATACAAAATTTTTTTTAATAATAAAGATAATTTTTAATCATTATTTAACATTAGGGTATAAAAAAAGGGGCATGAAGCCCCTTTAGTTATTTACTACCTAATTAATTATGAAGTTTCAAGTGCAGTTTTAGCAGTGCTAAACGTTCCTTGCACGATTGCATTAGGTTGGTAGTTAGTCAACGCGACACGCTCTGCAACTTTGACAGTGACGAAGCCGTCTCTGAAGTTTGTAGAATCTTCTCTTGAGAACTCAACAGATAGATTATCTCTCACCCAGAACTGTGTTGCTTGTGATAAATCACCAACAAGGAATTTACCATTTGGAACTGCCGTGTTAGCAATTACTGGTACTCCTTTAATTGTTGGAGTTAAACCATTGAATATTTGGTTTCTTAAATACTCATTAGTCGTAGCTTTTAATAAAATCATTTTATTAAGATCAGTTGGGTTGATTAAAATAGCATTTGCTTGGTAGTTTAATACTTCTAACTGATTCATTGCTACAACAAGTACATCATATTCGTTTGCACTTTCAATCGACTGGTAGAATAAACCACCTGATGAAGTTGTAAATGCAGTACCATCAGTAAATAATCCTGAAAGGTTTGGAGAAGATCCATCACCATTTAAGATTTCGTTATCCTCAATAGATAACACTTTTCCTGGTACTCTTGCACTTAAATATGAAGTTAATTGAGGTGTGTCTGCTAACATTTCTTCTGTAATTCTCATAAATGTTCCAATCTTTTCAACATTTACTGAAGTTGCAGTAATATCGAAATCTGACTGACCTAATGTAGAACCTTGTGCAGTAGCAGCAGCACCATCATCATAAGCTGATTCTTTTGGGAACCTTATCGTTTGTGCATCAGTAGAACCATTTGGAATTAAGTTTCTAATGTGTACACTTCTTGATGGATCAAACTTAAAGTCAGGAACAACAGTTTCACCTGCTACAACTCCTGTATATGAGTTTGCCATTGTCATATCACCTGCTTTAATTTCAAATTTAGCAGCGTTTGCATTTCCTTTTAATAAGGACTCAATAGCACCATCATTAATGCTTTTGATTAAAGAACCCTTAAATGAAGTTGGTTTTTCAGAAGCCGTAGCTTTCTTTTGAGAAACTTCAAATGAGTCCATTCTCTTTGTAGCTTCTTCGTGCTTTGCTAAAAACTCTGCTGATAAGTTGTCAATCTCACTTTTTAATGAATGCTCAACTTCTCCTTTAGCATTGTCTTTCGCAGATTCGAAGGCTTTTTCAATTTTGGAATCGACAATATCTCCGATTTGGTCTAATTCCTTTTTGATTTCATCGTTCATTTTTTACGAATTTTTTAATTTATTAAACAAATAATTATATATCTCGCTATTATCTTGCTTAACTTCCAACGGCTCTGTAACTTCAATATCAGTTGGCAGAGTGCTTATTTCATTAAAAATAGATTTTAGCTTTATAAGTTCTGCTTCAATAGCATAACCTAAATTATCAGATATGTCTCCTTTGCGAATTAGCTTCACAAGTTTGTCATACCTTTTTAACACTTTTTCCTTATCTATATTCCCTTTTACATCTAATATCATAGCTTCATCATTTGCAGCAAGGGTTACTGCAGAGATTTCATAAAGTTTAACTTCTGTTAATTTTCTATGATAATTTTCATCATTAGAAGCCTCCTTTTGTAAAGGAAGTATTCCAACACTATTTTCAGTAATTACTCCTGCTTTCATTAACTCAAGTACATCTTTACCAAGTTGTGTTTTTGGAATTTCAGCTTCAAACATCAAACCCTTTTCATCTTCATAAAGATTTCTCATCTTTCCGATAGGTTGATCCATATTATGTTGATATAAATACTTAACTCTCTGACCATTCTCTAAAATGGTTTTCTTATAAGCACCTGGTGCAATAACATCACCATCACTATCTATATTATTAAAAATAGAACCATAACCTTTTACGATTCCTGCTTTTTCATCAGCATCAACTAATTCGCCAATGGGACTTGATTTGTATATTATATTTTCCATTTTACAAAGATATTAATTTTAATTATTTTATTCTTTAGGGAAAGGGGCGTGTGTGCATCTACAATTTATTACATTAGCAGCACTTCCTCTACTATCACCTGGATATGCTAACTCCTCACCACCAACAATAAAATTTTCATTCATATCAACCACTTGTCCGTTAGCTTCAGCGTGATCTATTCTAACTCTTTCATCTAAAGTGGCAATCCACTCTTTTTGGAGATTGTTTCTACCAAATACATCTATTGCACTTTGATTTGTCGCATAGTTTGCAGCATTTACACTTTCGGTTCTTACTATTCGCTTTGCATTAGATACACTTAACTCATCAAACTTCTTTCTCAATATTCTACCTGCTTGTACTTCATTCATAGATTGAAACTCCTCATCAGCCATATATCTTTGAAGAACTTTAATAAACTCTTTTCTTCTATTGCCACTAATACTTACAACTCTCTCACCTGCAACACTTGAACCTATATATGCAAACTTCTCGTTCCAAACATCAGTATAATCATCTGTAATATCTTTTTTGATATACTTCTCAAAATTATTAGCATACCATTTGGCGAATCTAAATCCTATTTGTTTGTATAACTCTACATACAAAGTTGTAAGTTCAGATTCCTTAAAATAAGTTTGTGGGTTAGGCATTTTTCGTGTTTGTAGATACTCATCTATAAGTTGCCTATTTTGATTCTTTAGATAAGAATAAAACTTACGATCTTGTTTAGCTTCTGATTTGTCTAACTCTGAAAGCCAATCTTTATGATATTGTTGCTTGAATTTATTAGTCAGCATTTTCTGCGATTCTTTTAGCCCAAGAAACCATAGCTTTGCCACCCCAAAGATTATAGGCTACATAACCTTTGTCTTTCCACGGCTCATCTCTATATTCATCAGCTATTTTCGCATTTTCTTCGTGTCTTGATAAAAACGAATGTACTCTCTTAACAGTTTCAAGAGATAGTGCTTCTCTACTTGCAAGTTGATTTGCTCTTTCCCAACCAACTCTTGTTCCACCTTTCACAACATCTCTACCATACTTTTCTCGCCACTCTAACATTCTCTTTGCATTGTTAGTAGCACCTTGAGGATAATCTTTATAGCTTTCAGCTTTTTGATATTTCTTACTTGACATTGGGTGTCCACTTGGAAGTAAATCAGTATCGTGCTTACCAGATCTAAATTTTCCGTTTCTTAAAGCATAAAGAAATGAATTAACTCTTGCATAAGCCCATTGATCCTCACTCCTTACATTTGGTCTTACACTTTGTGGATTTGTTCTATATGCACCAACTCCTCTATTGAAAACCGTTTGTAGTGTTCTATAATTAGTTCTCTTGCTTGGATTATCGCCTACTTTATCGTTGTGTTCAGTTACTTTGTTTCTTAAACCTCTCTCTACTGAACTTCCAGGTTTTACTGGTTTGTCAATATACTCATCTTTAGATTCATTATAGCTATCGTGTGATGAACAAGGCATATAAACTGTTTCACCGTTATATTCCATTGTGTGTGTTCCACTACAACCTAATTCCTCTGCTCTCCTCTCGGCTTCATCTTCACTTGTGTAAATATCTGTTGCTACTTCTCTTTTTAAATCCAACAACTCATCATAATCAACATTTACACTTTTTACTTCTTCTTCAATAATCTCATTGTTTAGTGGCACAAGATTCATTGGAACATAGTAATCGTTTAATTTGTCATCTTCTGCATCAACACCATAACTCATTGCTTGTCTTTTCTCATTTGGAGTTAACCACCAAGCCTGACTCATTTGCCCTACAACTTTATCCATTTCCTCTTGCATTTCAGAAATACTTGAATAATCAAAATCTAAATAAAGTTTCTCACCATAAGCAGGTACAAGCCATCTGTTAAGTTCATCTTTGATTTTATTTAACTCTGGAATAACTGCATTTTGATATAAACTCTTTTTCGCTTCAATTACATTGTTGTAAGTAGAAGATTCAGTATTGTTTAAAAGAACTGCAGGTACTGAATAGATATTACATAAATCTTTAATACTTGCATTGTATTGCTCGATTAACGAAAGGTCAGAAGCTGACATACCAAAGTTTATCCAAGATAGTTTCTTTGGTGTAATAACAATATCTCCTGCATTGTTAGAACCAGAATAACTATGTCTAAACTTCTCTTTTAGTTGTTGTGCTTGTACTTCGTTTAAATCACCCTCATCACTCATTAGTACACCTCTTGCAGTTTGGTTTTGTAAATATTTTGCACCTGTAGTTACTGCTTCGTTATTTGTATCTAACGATCTCAATCCTGCTTTTAGTGGCGACATTCCGTACAGGTGGCTACCAGTTCCATCATAATAAGGGTTAAAATCCTTTATATGACATACATCTTCGGCAGCAATATCATAAGTTCCATTGTATTCTAAAGCATAACTCTTAACTGGCTCAAATATTCCCCCACTCTTAATCTCTACCTTTTGACTTGGAAGAATATATAATTCTTGCCACTTGTTTTGATTTGGTCCTGATTCTGGTTTTATACCATAGATGTATCTATTTCCAGTTAATTTACCAAATGCTATTATCTCTTGAATCCAAGCATTGTAAGATTGAGCAGGATTTGGTCTATTTAACAACTCGTGAAGTTCTGTGTGTTCTACTTCTTCAAGAGCGTGTTTTCTTAATACATCAGCTTTGTGTAGTGAAGCACCATTAGCAAGACCACTTGTCATTGCTTTATATCTTTTTAGTTCATTTTCATTTTTTACCTCATAGATTTGAAAAGGAATCGTTGCTGCAGTTTTCGCAATTAGATTTACAATAGAATATACAGTTGTATTGTATTGATAACCTTTCTCAATGTAAGTGCTATCGTTCTCTGGATTCCAAACAATGCTTTGACCTAAATAGTTATAGATTGCTCTGTTAAAATCTATGTTGGTTTGTTGAAAGTTTTTAGAAATAAAGTTTCTAAATCTCGAATAAATTGATGCCATTAGATGTATTTTATCTTACAAAAATAATAATTATATTACAA